TCACCTACGACCAGACCTACTCCCCCCAGGGCGCAGTCACCCCGGGCGTCTGCTACCAGGTCGACACCTACCTCCTGAGTGAGGCGCCCAAGTTCACAGCTGACGGCAAGCTGACCCTGGGCGAGGACTACCAGAACGACTCCCAGCGTGGAGCCATCTCCTGGCGCTTCGTATGCGTTCCGGCACTCCCCACCCCGCCCGCCACTGTCGTGACCATCACGGTCCCCACCCTGGCCCCGACCCCGCCGACCTGCGACACCGCGGGCACTCTGCCCTTCCTCTCCAACCCGGCAGCTCAGAACCCCAACGGCTACGAGTTCCCGGGCCAGGGCTTCCGCGTCTACATCAGCCCCGCATTCTCAGGTCCGGGCGTCTACACCGCGACCATCCAGAAAGTCGGCGCAGGCTTCGACCCCGCCTTCCCCAAGGGCACCAAAGTCGTCGGCGCTACCACCCAGACGCTGACCGTCCTCGCGGCCACGGGCTTCCAGTCAACCGACGCATCGGCCCCGTGCTACGTCACCCCGCCGGTCATCCCGGATGAGCCGACCGTCCCCGAGACGCCCACCACCCCGGCAACCCCGGTAACGCCCGCCACTCCTGAGCAGACTGTCCAGGCGCCCGTCGCCCCGGTCGAGCACGCCGTCACCAAGCAGACCCCGGCGCCTGCGGACAGCCTGGCCTACACCGGCCAGGATGGCTACAACTGGCCCGCCCTGTTCGTCGCCCTCGCGCTCGCCCTCATCGGCACCCTCGCCCTCATCTTCGAATCCCGCCGCAACAAGAACGTCTAGGAGCCTCCCATGATCGTCATCCTCATCATCTTCGCCATCATCGTCGCCCTGGGCATCATCGCCCTCAACGCCGCCATCCTCCACACCGCGGTCCCGGCCCTCCTGGCCGACGCAACCAACTGGTGGGCCTGGGTCGGCGTCCTGATCGTCCTGGGGCTCGTCTTCGGCAGCTCGCGGGTTGGCAAGGGCAAGTAGCCATGGCCTCCCTCGCCCTCACCCCGCTGGCCAAAGCCCAGGCAGAGCTCACCGCCCAGCTTGTCGGCCAAGCAGTCCGCGAGGCCCTCGCCGAAGACCGGGCACTCCGGGCTACAGTATCAAGTGCTGATAGTTACGGCAACGTCTACACTCGTCAAGACCCAGACCACATCAACTAAGGAATACGCCATGGCAAAGCAGTTCACCGTGGTCGGCAAGAAGCGCGTCTATCGCGTGCCGGCCAAGTCCATCCAGCAGCTCACCCGCGCTCTCCGCGCCTCGGGCATCGTCTGGCAGGCCATCCACGAAGACAAGGAAGAGGTAGCAGCATGACCGCCCTCAAAAACGGTGACCGCGTGCACGTCGAGTTCGGCGGCGTGATCCAGGACGAGTACCCGTCTGACGCCAGCGTCTACATCCTGCCCGATGGCTCAGACACCACAGCCCTCGTGCCCAACAAGCTCATCACCAAGTCCGCCCCAGCCCTACCGACCACCATCGGCTCAGTCATCCTGGTCACCCAGTTTCTAGGCCCAGTCAACGACAGCTGGACCGGCATGCTCCATTCGGACGGCTGGCGCATAGGCGTCGATGTCTCAGCCGTCTACACGCCCGACCTGTTCCCCGATGACTTCGCCTTTGAAGTCCTCTACACCCCCACCACAACATCAGCATTCGAAGGAGCCTAACCATGGCATTCAGCAAGCGCACCAAGCAGTCTCTCTCCACCCAGCTCGTCTCCAAGGCCGAGTCCCTCCGGACCAAGCAGGCCCGCGAGGCCGAAGCTTCGCAGTCCTTCGCAGCCCTCTCCAAGGATGCGTCCCTCGCGAGCGCTGAGGCTTCCCGCCATGCAGCCGCCGTCGAGAAGGCGACCGACATCCTGACCACCGCAGGCGTCGAGCTCTAATGCCTGTCCGCCAGAAGTTCTACGTGCTCCAGAGCTACTCTGGCGTCGAGGTTGCAGGGTCCGAGCACAATGACAGGGCCCTGCAAGACGAGGCTGACCGCATCGGCGGAACCATCATCGACCCCGCCGGCAACATCGTCTACGATGCCACCTCAGCCGAGGCAGCCAAGGCAGCCGAGTCAGCCGATCGCTCGGCCTCCCGTGCCGTCTCCCCCATCGCAGCGGCCCTCCAGGCCAAAGAGGCTGTAGACCACAACCGCGCGTAACCACGAGCTTCCCGCGTCAACGCAACTACCGCCTGCTAGCCAGCGGCGATTCCCGAACTACTCACAAGTAAGGATACAGACCCTTGAGAAAATCAAAGCCCCTCTACGGCCGCGGTATCGTCATTGACACCTACGACCAGCCGGCTGAGCTCCGCGATCGCCCCACCACCGTGGCAATCCTGACCGCGGATACAGAGCTGCCAGGCTGGTTGTTCCCAGCCTTCCAAGACGCCTATGAAGAAGGCTCCAAACTCCACCGCGTTCTGGGCGGCAAGATCAACGACGACAACACTTCGGAAATCGTCCTCGCGTACGCCGGCACCAAGGGGCGCGACGAAGACATGGGGCAAATCAGAGCGCGCCTAGCAAGCACTGTCCTGACCCAGCTGCTTCTGCCGGCCCACGTAACCTACACCCTCCGCTACTGGCTTGACCCCGAAAGGACCGCCGAATGAGCACGCTCGTCCGCTCCATCCCGACCGCCATCACCGAGAACAGCCTGCTGGCCACGCCCTTCCGGGTCATCATCCCGCGGCAGCTCGACCGCGAAGACGCCATGGCCGTATACGAGGCCCTGAAGTCTGACCCCAACATCAAGCTCCAGGACCCCTTCTTCTTGGCCGACGTATCGTCCGTCTTCCCGGGCGTTCGCTACGACGCCGAGTCCTGGGCCATGGACCTGCAGCCGGTAGCCAACATCATCGACGCCCTCTCCGCAGAAGACGATGAACTCACGCACGATTTCCCCGACTATGAGAACCCCTACACCGGGGCCTTTGTAGAAGTCGACGTGCCAGAAGCCCTAGAAGACGTCGCTGAAGCCCTTGCCGTAGACGACCTCACCCAGCCACCCACCAACTAATGCGCCGGCATCGCAGAGCCTACACCGCCGGGCCCATCGAGCTATGGACGCCGGCCAGTACCAGGCCATACCTCTGGGCATTTGGCTACGTGCGAGACTACTCAACCACCTGGGCAGACTACTCAGTGCACGGCTTCACCGTATACATACCAACCGACTGATACCCGCGGGTATAAGCACTACTGGCCTACACCAACAGTGCTTATACCCGCCCCCCCAAAGATGCTATATACATATGGAGAGACTAAATAGCAGCCTCTCCATAAGGGCTGATAAGGATTGCCCGCATACTGACCCACGCAAACGCCTATGCTCAGTCACTGCGGATACCGAGGGTTCGACTCCCTCACAGTCCACATGCCAGACCGCAAGCAACGAGGTAGCGACTACCGCTGGAAGCGCACAGCCAAAGCTCAGCGCGCTAAGCGATTGCCCTGCTTCCACTGCGGCCAGCCAATAGACTACAACCTCAAGTGGCCTGACCCTCAGTCCTTCAGTGCTGACCACCTCAAGCCGTGGGTCAATCACCCTGAGCTTCGCTACGACCCAGGTAACGTGGTGTCTAGCCACTTGCTCTGCAACCAGGTAAAAGGCCGACATCGTGGATGCCATCGATGACCCTGACGGCGACTACCTGGACACCTGGGTAGAAGTCGACGTGCCAGAAGCACTTGAGGGCCAGGTCGAGGCGCTGGCTGTAGATGACCTCACCCAGCCGGCTCTCGGCTAACATCCGCGGCAGCATAATGCAGGGGCTCATATCTACTCGGGTATGAGCCCTTGTTCGTCCCCCCCAAGGACCTCTTATAGGATGTAGCAAGAGTAAGGGCCGATATGGATGGCCTGCATACTGACCTCCCACTCCAAGTAACCGGCTCAGTCACTGCAGATACGTGGGTTCGAATCCCACACGGTCCACCAGGCAGTGCACAGCGGTTCGATTCCGTGGCTAGGATGGAACCTGCCTGCCGCTCATTCCCCTGTCGTCTAATGGCAGGACATCAGGCCCTGACCCTGATGATGGTGGTTCGAGTCCATCTGGGGGAGCACATGCCAGATCGTAAGCAGCGCGGTAGTGACTACCGCTGGAAGCGCACAGCCAAGGCTCAGAAGGCCAAGCGACTGCCATGCTTCCACTGCGGTCAGCCTATCGACTACACTCTGGTCTGGCCTGATCCACAGTCGTTCAGTGCTGACCACCTCAAGCCTTGGGTCAATCACCCTGAGCTGAGGTATGACCCGGGTAACGTGGTCTCAAGCCATCTGCTTTGCAACCAGACAAAGGGTAGTTCTGAGCACTACACCGCCGGGCTAGGTAATCTCTCCGAAGTCTTCTAAGTCGGGGGGTAATCCGGCACGGGCCGGGTAGCGGGCTAAATCCTGTAGACCGACGCCCACCGGCTCAACTCCCGGCAACAGACTGTGTGTGTACGGAGCAGGCACCCCTTCACGCGGATACTCTGCCCGCCCCACCCCCATACTCCCGCCCCCTCGGTGTAGCCGGCTCGGACCCTTCGCCCCAACATCCTGGGGCGCCGGCCCGCCGAGCATTGAACTCGAGGCTGGCGGAGTTGCTGCCCTGGCCAGCAACCCGAGGACGACGGTCCTCTGCCAGGCACGTGCTTCCCCCGCCAGCAGCGTAACTTCGTCAGCTGGCGGGGGCTCATTCAATTAGGAGTAAGCGATGGTCGCCTCCAAAGCAGGCCCGCTTCTCGCGGCATTCAACCAAGCGGTCAAGGATAACAAGCACCTTGAGCCCGTCGACAACGCCACAATCGAAGCCGGCCGGTCAATCGCCAAGGCAATTGACGACATTACGGCCGATCCAGAAGCGTCAGCGACTGACAAAACCAAGGCTTTGTACCTAACACCCCACCTCATCAGCATTCTCCGCGAGCTCCTCGCCACGCCCGCTGCCCGCAAAGCACTCGGCTTGGCGGCCGCCGACCAGAAGAAAGCTGGCCGCTTGAGCCTCATCAAGGACAACGCCAAGGCCACAACCACCAAGTAGGAGACGCCATGGCGCAGGGATTGCTGGGTAATCAGGTCCCGCGGGTCTTCACTCCGCCCCTCCGAGAGCTCAACGAAGAGACCTCGCTCGGCTTCGCGCTCATCGCCTTCGCCCAAATGCTGGGCATCCCGCTCCTCCCGTGGCAGCAGTGGCTAGCCATCCACATGCTCGAGCTCCTGCCCAACGGCCAGTTCCGCTTCCGCACGGTCGTCCTCCTGGTCGGCCGGCAGAACGGCAAGTCCACATTTGCCCAGCTACTGGCCCTCTTCTTCATGTACGTCGTGGAAGTTCCGCTAGTCCTGTCGACCGCGCAGAACCTAGACATCGCCGAAGAGGTCTGGGCTGGCGGGGTTGAGATCGCCAACGGCGACGAAGAGCTGGTAATGCAGGTCGCTCGAGTAGTCCAGCAGCGAGGTTCCAAAGCTCTCGAGCTGGTCAACGGTTCCCGCTGGAAAGTCCAAGCCGCCACACGTCGCGGTGGTCGTGGTTTGTCCGGTGACCTCGTCCTTCTAGATGAGCTCCGCGAGCACCAGACCTGGGACGCATGGGCTGCAATCTCCAAGACCACGATGGCCCGCGACAACGCCATTGTCTTCGCCCTCAGCAACGCGGGTGACATCTCTTCCATCGTTCTGCGCCACCTCAGGATGCAGGCTCACAAAGCGCTCGGTGACCCCGACGGCTTATGGATTGATCCAACCACTGGTGAGCCAGTCCAAGAAGAACTGGTTGACCTGGACGAGGATGAACTACCAACCGATGAGTCTCTGGGCATCTTCGAATGGTCAGCCGCACCGCATCGCTCAGTTCGCGATCGCGCCGGCTGGCAAGAAGCCAACCCATCACTAGGCTACACCATCTTCGAGCGCGCTATCGTCGCGGCCTTGGCCGACCCCGAATGGGTGTTCCGAACTGAGGTACTCTGCCAGTGGTTCGACGGCGCCATCGAAGGCCCGTTCCCCAGCGGCTCATGGCCGGCGTCGACCGACCCAGAATCAAAACTGGCCGACCAAACCCGTGTCGTCTACTGCGTGGACATTGCATGGGATCGCTCCACCACGCGAATCGCCATCGCCGGCTTTCGCCCCGACGGCAAAGTGCATAGTGAAGTAATCGCCTCGCGCCCAGGCACCGAGTGGGTAATCCCGTGGCTTGAATCACCAGACCGCACCCGCACCCCCGACGGCGTAGTCTGGCAAGTCAACGGCGCCCCAGTGTCCAGCCTCACCGACGACTTCAGAAAGTCCAAGCTGCCGCTCATCGAGTGGGCAGGCTCAGACCTGAGTCGAGCCACCGGCCAGTTCTATGACCTCGTCTCTCACCTAGACGATCAAGAACAACGAGACCCCGGCATTTTCCACCGCCCCCAGCCGGCACTGGACATCGCCGCGAATACCGCCCTTCCCAAGACCTCCGGCGACGGCTGGCTCTGGGACCGCTCAAAATCACCGGCTGATATCAGCCCGCTGGTCGCAATGACCGGCGCCGTCTGGGCCCTCCTGAACAAGGAAGTGGTCAACAAGACGTCAGCCTACGAAGGCAATGACGCAGACGTAACTATGCTTTAGGAGACCACATGGGCCAGCTAGCTGACGCAGTCAAAGCGGCAGCCTCAGTAATCTGGGGCACCGGCCCGGTCTCCATCGGAGATTCCGCGGGCCCGGTTGCCGGCGGAGATGTCTTCACCGGCTTTGACGCCGGCGTTGCTCGAAGCATCGTGGACAGCATGGCGGCTGGAGACCTCTACACCACTCAGCCGCATCTGCGCACCGTCGTATCCTTCGTCGCCCGCAATGGCGCTCAGCTCGGACGGCATGTCTACTCTGATGGCGAAGATGGCAGGGTCCGAGTAAAGGACTCTATCGCCGCGTCGGTGCTCACGCACCCCAACGACTATATGTCCGGCTACGACCTGTTCAATATGCTCTTCAGCGAGCTGGCCCTCTACGATATGGCCATCTGGGTTCCGGTCTACCGCGACAGTCGCTGGCAGATCGATCCCATTCCAGGTGAGTGGGTGACCGGCATCCGTAAGGCCTCGGCCTTCCAGACCGACGGCTACCAAGTCAAGTACCCGACCAAAAACACCGTCGAGTTCCTGCCCGCCAAAGACGTCATCGTGTTCCGCGGCTACAGCCCCGGCGGATTCCAGCGCGGAAGCTCTGCCGTCACGTCTCTCCGCGGGACGCTCGGCGAGCAAGTTGCGGCCATGGACTTCCGCTCCCAGATGTGGAAGCGAGGCGGCCGAGTCGGCATGTTCATGACTCGCCCGGCCGACGCACCCACATGGTCGCCAGAAGCTAAGGCCAAGTTCATTCAGAACTGGCGCAACAACTGGTCAGGCGGTGGCTCAAGCGCCGGCTCCACCCCGCTTCTCGAAGACGGCATGAAGCTAGAGCGCATCGGCTTCAACGCCAAAGAGGAGCAGTGGCTGGAAGCCGCGACTCTGTCGCTGTCCACCGTTGCAGGCGCATACCACGTACCGCCGGCTATGGTCGGCGTGTCAGGCTACAACTCCTTTGCGTCAGTCAAAGAGTTCCGCAAGATGCTCTACACCGAAACCCTCGGCCCGAGCATTGCTCAAGTCGAAGACACCATCAACAACTTCCTCTTCCCGTTCATCGGTGAATCAAGCGCCCATTACTTCGAGCTGAACATCGGCGAGAAGCTGCAAGGTGACTTCGACGAGCAGGCCTCCGTACTGCAGGCTGCAGTCGGCGGACCGTACATGACCGTCAACGAAGCGCGCGCCAAGAACAACCTGCCCAAGGTTGATGGCGGCGACGACCTTCTTGCGCCCCTCAACATGGGTGCGGCCGGCAACAACGGACCTCTGGCCGATGAGCCGATCGACACAACCGAGACCCCTGACACCGAAGCACCGGCCCCAGTGACCGACGCTTCAGGCATGACCACTGACGACATAGTTGCCCGCGTCAACGCGGCAGCCGTCCTCATCCGGTCTGGCTTCGACCCTGAAGCCGCGCTTGCCGCTGTCAACCTCAGCCCGATCACCCACCTCGGCCTGCTGCCTGTCACAGTGCAGAAGCCGCTGAACCCCGATGGAGACGTCGACGAGGAGCTGGTTGCAGATGTTGCAACTACTCCACCAAAGTCGGCCCACCAAGCCCACACCGACGGTGAGCTAGCAATCAAGGCCAAGCGCCGGCCAGCAGCCCCCAGTGCCAGCAGCCTCAACGCGCTGGCCAAGGACATGGCCCAGCTGATGAAGCGCCAACAGGCCGACATCGCTGACAAGATCAAGCCCGGCCAGAAAGCAGACCCATCATGGTGGAACCAGAAGAAGTGGAACCGGGAGCTGAGCGGGATTCTTCAGCCGCACATGGCGAACATCAGTGCTGGTGTGGCAAGGACGACTGCTGGTGCTAAGGGGCTAGACCCCAAAGACTACAGCGTCGGTCGCACCACGAACTTCCTGAAGGCCGTGGCTGACAGCCGTGCAGACCTCATCAACACCACCACACGTGAAGCACTGGTCAAGGCCGCGGCTGACTCGGACGCCGAGTCTCTGCCAGACGCCATCAACCACGTCTTCACCGTCGCGACCGAATCGCGGACCAAGGATGCAGCCCACACAATGGGCACCATGCTCGCGGCCTGGGCCGTAACTGAAGTGGCCCGCCAGCTGGTGCCGGATAAAGAGCCCACCAAAACCTGGGTCTCATCTGGTCTGCCTGACTCACGCCACGGAGACATGGACGGCGAGACTGTCGGCCTAGACGAGAAGTTCTCCAACGGCGCCGATTGGCCAGGTGACCCGGTACTGGGCGCCGAAGGCGTATCCAACTGCGGTTGTGGCGTCGACATCAACTACGACAAATAGGAGTACCCGCATGAGCGGACAGAACGACACCACATCCGCCGGCGGTTACCAAGTTCCCGTCGACCCCATGGAAGACCTACAGTGCGAAGGATGTCAGTAACGTGGACCTCAAATCCCTGAACCTGAGTAACCTCAAGGCAGGCACCGAAGACGGCCTGGCCGACGGGCAGTTCCTCGCATATGCTTCCACATGGACCCGCGAGCCGGATTCGTACGGAGACATCGTAGCCAAGGGCGCGTTCGGCGAGACGCTGACAGAATGGAAAGACTCGGGCAACGAGCTCCCCATCCTGTTCGGCCACCGCATGGACGACCCCGACTACTGGCTCGGTGGTGCCGTCGATATGAAGGAAGACGACCACGGACTCCTAGTCCTCGGCCAGTTCGACCTCGACAACCCCAAGGCCAAGCAGGTCTATCGCATGGTCAAAGGCCGGCGTATCTCGCAGATGAGCTTCGCCTACGACGTCCTCGAAGACGGCGTAGTTGACCTAGGCAACGACAAGACTGCGCGCGAGCTCCGTAAGCTGAAGCTCTACG